GGGGGGTTTGCCGAAGCGGTGAGGAATCTTTTCGTTGTCTGAGGAGGTCTATTTTCGTCAGCGTACAACGCCGGTTTTGAGCCGGTGAGGGGAGTGCAGGACAGGCAGTACACGTTTGGCGCGCGTAGCCGCGGGTTAACCCGCGGGCCTGACTAAGCAAAAAGTCAGATTAATATGTGCTAAATCTATTGTTTTTCTTTTTGTTTTGTTTTTGTTTGTTTGTTTTTGGTTTTGTATTGTTTTTGGTGGCCTTACGGCCGTTTTTCTTTTTATCAAGCATTTCTTGCTTGTTCCCACTAAACGTGATGGTCACGTTGTTTCTACTAACCGAAACCTTAGGTGAAGACATGGTGAATTAAGCTAAAGGGTGTACTAGAGGAAGTAATCTACCACATGGTTAATGAATGAAATTGGGTTCTGAATGGCAATGTTTGTGTAGCGATGGGGTCCAATTTGTCTAAATGAATTTTGATTGCGGGCGCAGCAGCAGTAACTTATCTTGTGTAATTGGCGAGCCGCCAGCAATCGTCGGAAACGGTCACGGACGGTCTGGGTCGGAAACATCATACATGCGCGGCACAGAGAATGGAAAACAAACAACCAACAGTTAGGTGCGTCGCAGAAGATCAGTCTTCTTGAGTTCGAGGGCGGCGATCTGTCGTTCAATGTCAGCGAGTTCTCGTGGTGGTGTTTCGAGTTCGTCAGCGATTTGCGACAGTGCGCCGCACAAATCGAGCATGTCCGTGAAGATGCGGTTGACTTCACGCGAGATATCCTTGCGCCGCCGACTCGTAAGACCGGAGCCTGGTGCGATGATGGCGACGCCGGCTTCTGACCGCTCGAAGGCGTCCATGTGATGTTGGACGAGTGTTCTGATCGCGTCTGCGGCATGGCGTGGGCGTTTGTTGGCTTTGTTCACACACTGTCGTTGGTTGATGATGCGTCTATCCATTGCTCGCTGTAATCTTGTTAATTTTGAGGGTGTTCTGAAGCCTCCTCCTGCGAACAGGCGGAGAAAAGCAAATCGGTACTGCGCGGATCCAACTGGACTAGCGGGCCATTGATGACGCGATGTATCGCTTGCACCGTCTGTAGGATGCCGCCAGCAATCTTACCACTGTTGAGCACGGAGTTGAGCGTCTCTAGATGCTGAGCGTAACGGCCACATAGCTCGTGTATGAGCTCCAGGGGCGTCAGTGATTGCTCACTGAGTGACCTGAAGGCGGAGATGGTGTTCGCCGCGTCCAACGTATACTTGATGGCGGGTACATAGGTTGCACCAGTCACCAATAATTGTGAGGTCCCATTGACGCAGCTAGTGAGTACTTCTGCGGCCGTTCGGTTGTCAGGTGTCAACATGGTGACGCGTTCGTAAACATCTTTGAGCATGATGGGCAATGAAGTCGTTAACGTGTCGTGATGTGAGTACCAAGCGTTGCCATCTTCGGAAACATTCTTAACGCGCAAGAATCGGTTCGGCACCGATGCGTAGCGGCCGGATGGTAGCGGTTTCGGGAAGACGAAACGTTCACCGAGCTTGACGATCAACTCGTTTGGGTCTGTGATTAGTTGGAAGGAACTGACGTCGTCGTCGTTATTGAAGAAGACAACTCCGAGAACTTTCGACGAGGCGAGCTTGCCAGATCCGTCATCATAAAGGTGGTCAAAACGCAACGTTTTGAAAGCGTCATTGATGAAGTTGGCAGACAGGTTCTCGGCGTCGTATGGTAGATCGTAGGCGATGCGAGTCGTCGTATTGTTCTTTTGGACGTTGATACCCATATAACGCACAACAAATTGCACGTTGAATATGCATGACGACAATGCTGCAGGAGTGTAGCCGTAAAAGGTGAAGGCAACCTGGTCTCGGCCCGAAGCGGCGAGGCTATCATTCGTAAACTGGACGTCAGGTCGAACTATGACCGCGTAGGCTCGCCCGTCGTACTTCTTCGAGCTTGCGCTGCAAAGGTAGCCGTTCGGGGAGCTTACTTCACGGACGGTGTTGTTGGACCGCCCTGGATGTATCTTCATAGAGGACAAGAGATGACCGCGGACGCCCGCTGAGTCGGTAATGTTGTTCGTGTCGCCGGTAAGCTGATGGTCGTCCGTAAGAATAGCGCCGATGGTACCTTGCGTATCACTAGTATTACCAAAAATCGCGTGGATAGATGCGGCGACGATAACCGCCGTTGCCGGCGTTTTACCATGCCGAGTGGGGCACTTGTTGGAGTCGAAGAGCGAATTGGCTTTAATACCCATTGAGTAGTAGTTGATAGCATCTGCACCGGTGCCTTCGACCTTCATGTCGTCAACAGCAATGGTAATCTGGTGGTGTCCCCAATCAAGCACCTTGGGTGTTGGGGGGCGTCTGTTACTGCGAACCATGATGAAACTAATTACGTGGAGATCTGAAATGAAGAAGAGAAATTAGAACGGAGGGTGTATTTAGAGGAAGAAGAAAGCCGATTGACTATTAAAATTGAATGCGAAAATCTAAAGAAATGGATTGAAAATCATAGTTTAAGTCGGTTCGGGCCTGAACGACCCAGTCATCACAGAGGCGTGAGATGCTAGTGCCTGTTGGGACGATCTGATAGTGCTCCGCGAAACAAGGAACGTCAACTCCCGCGTCGGCAAAAGCCAAAGGAGAGGCGACGAACTGTGTCCGCGTGCTGGCCCCGGCGGAACCACCAAAAGCCTTGATGAAGATGGCGAATGGTTTGGTTGTTGTTTGGCCACCGAATTGTTGGGCGAACCAAGCAGACAGCGAAAGGGTGCCGATGTGACCGTAATTGACGAGAATTTCACGGATGAAAACCCACTCACGACCGTTGGTCCTGAGCGTCGCGCTCCCGTGATACAATCGTTCAGAGATGCCTAGGGCGTTGACGATGCGGTCGGCGGCGTTTCTAATCTCGTTGGTGATAGCCTGGGTGTGCGAGTTGAATGTCTCAAGCAATGCAGCGGAGCTCGCAGTGTTGTTATCTGTCGAGCGAGAGACTTCGTCGATCAGCTGCTGTTGTTTTTGCAACACCGGCGCCAAATCAACTTCAGCAATGCTGGTCTTGTTAGCGATCTCATCCAACTTGGCGAGAATCTCGAGCTGCAAGCCGCCCGTCGGATCGAGACGGGTGACGGCGTACACTGGATGAAAACCCACGGGTGTGGCCCAGTAATCATCCAGCTGGGATCGTCCAGATCGGGTCTGCTGCTGTGTTTGTGACTGCGAGCGCATTTTTTCCGCCGAGCCGAACCGTTGTAGCAATTCTCGAGACATCTCCGTTCGTCTGTGTCACGGTCTGCTGTACTGCTTCTAGTGATTTCTGGATGTTGTACTGATGTTCGATTGATGATTGTTGGTTTTGTATGAGTGAATCTGTTTTCAAGAGTTGTTCTGTGAATTTGTTGATGATGATGGTTTGATTTTCTAGGGCCGTCGCCAATTGCTGATTTAACTGGGAAAGTTTTTCGTTATTGATTATAAATTGATCAAGAACACGTTGGAGGTTTGCGTTTGATACGTCGAATTGTTGGTTTGTATGTTCTGAATTAGTCTGCAGGACTTCCAACGTGTGAGCCCGGGGTTGAAAGTTCGTCATCTACGTCAGCCCAGTCGTCAATTGCATTGCGAGGGTGTTTGACAAGCCCGCAACGAAGTGCGAGTAATGGGGTGCCAATCAGCTCTGGACAGTCAGCGTAGTTTGGATCCTCCGTCGCGTCCTGGGACCAAATCGGGTCGCCATGGGCGACTCGCTGCTTACCGTTGATTGTTGTGATGTGATTCGCAATGAATTTGCCAGGTTTTTTGACAAAGATCTGCATGCCGGTGACCGGGTGGATCCATGGGTCTGCGTGATATTCGGCGCGGTCGCTGATGTCTTCTTCATCAATGAAATCAGTTGCGGGGGTGTTTTGGATGTCATTCTCACCGCGCACGATTTTCTTGTTGAAGTCGAAGCTCAACTTGGCGCGTCCGGCGTTGAGGTCGATATCGCCCGGCTGGAGCTGATCAGTGGCCAACCAATGTGCCAGCAGATCCTGTGCCCACAGTTTGATGCACGACCAATCATCGACGGCGGGCGCATAAAAGGTCCGCGCCACTTCAAGGTCGAAATCATCGAAAGCCTTCGTGCAGAGGATATTGTCAGGGTGTTCTCTTGGTGTGATCGGTGGGTCAGTGATGGCGGAAGCTTGTCGGGCGCAGATTTCGAAGATAGTCTGTGACAGAGGGTGGTAATAGTTGACAGCGTAGCATTCAGAACTCGTGGCGTTGCTTCTAGTCGGTTTCACAAAGACCCAACCAGCGGCATGGAAGACGTTCGCGACTTTTGTGTAAGTGTGTTGTATCTTGAAGAATGCAAAAGCGTTCGAGGCTTGGACGAGCCCTATGAAACGTTGGGCGTCGGCGATTCCGATGTCATTGGCATCGCAGTAAACCAGGTGGGCCGGTTCCAGCGCTCTGATGTCGGCCAACAGCGATTCAACCTGTTGGATCTTAGGGTCGCGGTAAATCTTGCTGATGGCAGTACCGGGGGCGCAAACGGCCACGACACGTTTGACTCCGTTGAACTGAGCGCAACGACGGGCCATCGCTCCAGGCGCCGCGCCAATGTCGACCACCGTAAGACCGTCACCAAACTGTAGCCCTGGGGCGATAGGGGCAACCAACTCTTCAAACTTCGCGGTCGCTCGTGAACGTCGATCTTCGTAGCGGCGGCGTGCTAGATGTTCAGGCCCCTCGAAGCTGACGTTCGCCACATAGTTTGCCAATTTCTTTTCGTAGTCAATTTGTACATCTTCAAGATCCACCGTCGGTTCGGCGATGGTAGTGCCGGCGCTGTTCGTGATGGTTTGTCCAGGCATCAAAGCTGGCATGTAATGTTCGTTCGCGAGATGGAGTATCAGTGGTTCACCGACACCAAAACTGGCTATGAATTGTCCTTGCGCGCTCCTGGTCAGAATGTGGATTTGCCTACCGAGGTAGGCCGCGGCCGCGTAAGGACCACTGTCCGGTACCATGGATCTCTTGTTCTTTGTCTCTGCGATCTCGTTCGGTAGCATCGGGTGCTGTTTCATGTAGGCGATCATCCCGTCGCGCAGGTCGTCAACGTCACAGCCAGTTAACGTGTGGATGGCGACGTAAAAACATGTCTGTTGGTCGCCGCGCCTATTGATGATTTCTGGCACGACAGGTCGAACGATAACTGAACGGGCCACGTCAACGCTTGGCGGCGTGTCCGTAACCTGATCATAAACTTTCGCCTTGTGCACGTTGCGTTTGATCTTCTTCAACAGCCCATGTTTCGTCACCGGCGGTGTTCTGATGACCTGCGTTTTCCCGAGCTTGTAAAAACAATCTGGCTCCATGAAACCGACCAGCTCACACGATTTCGCGCCCGCATTGATGATGAGCCAGGCCACAGTTCCATTTTGGCGCACCCAGCGGACGCGGAATTCTGTCTCCATGATGTCAGCGTAGAAGGCCAGGCTTTCCAAGTTACCACGCAACCAGAGGCTGCGGTACTTTGGTCTGCGCCTAACGAAGTCTTCCAATCCTGCAAGGTCAGGGACGATTGCACCTACTTTCAATGAGACGCCAACGTTCTCGAGTGCGATCTCATCACTGGTAGGTATATACTGCTGGAATTTCATTGGCGCGCGCAAGGGGACGGTGTTCGGCGCGATCTTGTTCGCGATGGCTTTGACGGATTTGGCCCAGACCGTTTCCGTCTCGGCGACGTGTAGGTTCGTATCAAGTTCGCGGATGACCCTATTGTGGAAATCGTTGGCCAAAGCTTGAGCGTGGCCATCGAGCATGTCGTAGATCGCGGCACTTTGAGACGCGGAAAGATATTCATAATCTTTGTCTTCAGGTGGTTTGTTGTCGTAGTAGATGAAATGGAGTTCTTTCCTACGCTCAACGTGGCGCTTCGTGTAGTACGGGATCGCTTCGAATTGACTCGCCGTTAGCAGGAAATTCATCAACTGCGTCATCTCGTTTGCAACAAAGTGGTTGTCATTGCTGCGGAAGTAATGGATGTTGTTGGCGATCACGGTTTTCTGCTTGGTCATCTCGTTGTCGAGCATCTTGGTGCGGTCACGCAGGGCGATCACTTGTTGTTTAAGCCGCCAAGCAGTAACTAGTTCATGCTCTTTGTAGCCTTCCTCTTCTAGTGTCATCTTATCTAGTTTTGGTATGTTGGCCTCAGAGTAGATTTGGCGGTCAAGAAACTTGCCGGTCATCCGCAGCAAGTCAGGTACCACCGCACCTTCATGCAGAAGATAACCAACAAAACTGCCGACGACCCCAGCACCAGTCTTAACCTGCACTCCGAACATGTCTTCGGCAAGCGCGCGGGCGCGAGCGTTCTTTTCGAAACCCAAGACAGTGCCGTCAACCTCGCGCCAGTCCAATGCGTAGGCACAGATGAGCAGGCTGATTGCGCTGTTGAGGGGGAGCGTTTGGACTTTCCCAGAGCAGTTGCCGCAGGTGACGTTGATGAGTTGCAACAGACGACTCGTATCCATGATGCTGTATTTCATGGCATGTTTTTGGTTGTACTGCACGAGGTATTCCGGCATCCCGAACTCGCGATACCACTCCGCCTCGTACGCGTAATGCAGTGTGGAAAAAGAGGCGTCGAATTGCGACTGATCAGATTCGTAATAAGACCAATGTCCGTCATTGTCACGTTTTCCCGCGATCACGTCATCGCCTTTAATCGCAAGGATCAAACCGTTACGCTGCATACGTTCTTCAAGCGTGCGTGCGAGATCTTCATCACTGTACCCGGTCGCGTGCAAGACGAAATCCTTGAGCATATGTTGTTGTCTCTTCTCTATGGCGTTCAAGTAGGCACCCAACATCAAGTTGCGCGCTTTCGAGTGGGCCGCAACCCCCTGACCCGCCTTGCCACCGAGCAATGCTGATGGTTTAGCGGACGCGAGCGAATCGGCTAAGAGCCTGGTGAAATCGGCGTCTGTCGGTTCAACTTTGACCTTCAGTTGTGACTTGATGAATCCTGAGACCTTGTCTATATCGTAAAGCTCCGGGATGATCTTGGCGTACCCGTCCTGTTTGCCGCGAACTTGGATATTGGCCAGGACACGCACCATGGCTTCTTGCAGTTCGACATCTGTGAGCGGTTTCGGTTTCTCTTTGAAAAACAGCTTTAATACGCGTGCACGCATCTCTGGTGTTTTCTTGACCATGGTTTCAAGGTTCGGTATTTTGCGACCTGAAGCATTTCGATTCATCCAAGTGTGGATTGAAAACGCGGCATTGTCGGAGTCTTGTTGTTGGAAAAGAGGGTAGTCCGTTAATCGGGAGACATAGACTTCCTGTTTGATCGGTTTGACCATGTGAGGTTTGACGCGAACGAGGCACGCCGGTCGCGGCGCGTTCTGCGGTATGATGCTGTGAATCGCGTTGGCATCCTCCCCGCCAAGGTCCGAAGTGATCCATAGACGTCGTAAAGTCTCTGTGGCAACATCAAAGTCATAGTTTGTCGTAGCGGGCCTGTGGGCTCGCGCCTCTGCGATGACGATGCTGGTTGCTTGCAGTGGTTGCGGTTTCTGCATTGTCACGGGCACGACGGGCACTGAAAGATCCAGTAGAGCCTCAATCGTCGGGCAAGAGCTATGCGGTAGTTGTAGGTTCGCATAGTCACCGTCGACGAGTAGGATGGTGAGCGCATTCGTGTGTCTGGTAAGTGCGACAATCCAGTAACCCGGTTCTTCGTTAAACTGTTCGACGTGGTCTGGCGTCAATATGAAAGTAATGTCTCGTTTCGTAAGGCCTTGCGCCTCATGGATCGTGTTCACGTTCTTGTGGACGGCTTGTACCAGTGTCTTGACATACTGTTGCTTGGTCACGACGTGGGAATCTTGCGGGATGGCTGCGATTGCTGCTTTCAAATCTGGTACCTTGAGAAGGTTGCAGGTACCGGCGGCGCCAGTTTTAGGTGTCATGTCGTATCCAAAGCGGGCATTGACCGCGTGGACGTGAGCATCTGGCAACCTGTAATTGTCACGCAAGATCGTGGTCGGAACAATATCCACGATGTCGTTCCAGCGGATGTGGGTCTTAATCTTCTGTTTGCCGATGTTAAAATCCTTGTGAGTGATCTGCTTGTGGTCTCCGATGACGTTGATCTTCTCAACGTTCAGCACGAGTGCCGCGAAACAGGCAAGGCCGGGATGTTGTAAAAAAGCTTCGTCGACCCAAAGCGTCTTGGTTAGGTTTGGCTGCGCGGAAGCGATCTTGTCACGGGCGTGCTTGACGCAGGCGTGGGGGGTGTAAACGCGGACACCACTGAATTGCCTCAGGCCTTTCCGACCATTCATTACGTTGACTTCATTGATGCGGTTCGTCAACTCTTCTCGTGTCTCAGCTGTAGCCACGAGGATAATGTCGTCATCATGTAAGTTGCTTATGATGTGGTGGGTCTTGCCAGTGCCAGGGCCACCGGTTATGATGTTGATGTGGCACGGTTGTTTTGGCACTTCCTGCCTGAGCAGAAACTCACAGGCGGCCTTGATGGTCTCTTGCAGCTGGTCGGCACCGTGGTGCAGCTGTTCGTTGGCGTTGATAACTTCATACTGGGCGACATTCGTCCGATACTCGGCGATGGCACTTTCGATGAACGAAGCAGTTAACAGCTCGGGGGCCCCAGGCTGACTGCTACCCGCAGGTGTTATTTTGGAGTAGGCGAAATGCGGTTGGAAGCGGCCGAGCGCGCGCGTGGTGCCAACATGATGGACGCCATCAGCGAAGTCGATTTTGATGGTTGGGACGACTTCCTTGTACGGCGCGGAGAAGAAGCGATGAGTCGCATCACAAACTTCGCGAAGCGCTTTCTGTCTAGACTTGAAGCACAGGTAATAACCATCCAACGGACGATCGTTCTGCAAACGACGCATGTTGTTAGCGATCTTCTCTAGGGCGCGTCGTTTCCCTTCACCCGTCACCGCGGTGGTGGACAGTGCTTTGAAGACGGCGACGGCGTCAAGACAGACGTCACCGAACTTCTCAAACAAAGTCTTGTCTCTGTCAGTACCAGTGTTGCTGTACCTGTCGACGGCGTCACGTAGCTTGTTGATGGCTTTGCTAACGCGATTCCGGGCAATTAGGACCTGAAACCAGATGGAGGCGAGCCAGTCAGGGTCGTCGCAGGCTTTAACGTCCAGCATGTCGTAACCTAGTACGGTCGCACCACCAATGGTGATTGTGGTGGCCTGAGCTTTGACGTAAGCTGCAAATGAGTGGAAGTTGTGGACTTTAGGATCTCGGGAGACGCCGTAGCTCAACAACTTCTTGAAGAGGTCAGTGGCAATATCGTGATATTGCGTGGTAGTAATTGCACTCTTACCAAGAAGGTAGAGGTAAAATCGATGATCGGGAAAAATTGTTCGTCGGTAAGAACCGTTTGGCATGTGCGGTACAGTGACCGGGAGTGTGCCAGCTCTGATGGTCAGCAGAGCGATGTTTCCGTAATAGGTTCTTTCTATGAGAAAATTCAGACCATGTTGGCGACCTTGGTAGGCACCCAAGGTGGCCCAACGGCGGATGTTGATCGCACAATGTTCGTAACCGGCGCTGCCATCGTGACGGAATCCGTCGTTGTTGCCGAAGCTGAAAGCAATGCGGTCACCGAGCTTGAGTGGTTCGTAGTTGTCGACGACAGTACCACGTCGGGTGGTCTGCCATGAAACTTCGTGCGAACTGCCGTTGTTGCGACCCGCGACTAACGCAGCAGGGAGGAGCATAGCAAAGTAGCCGACGATTGCGTGGCTGTTCATGAAAATTGTTTCAAGTTGCTCGGGCGTGATGTCGTATAGACTATCAAAGCCGACGAGATTTGTCGCTCGGAAAAAGCAATGTTGAGCACCTTTGTTACACATGGTGTCTGTCGGGTGTGATTTGCTGAGCGTTTCACAAACGTCTGCTGCTCGTTTTTTCTTCTCCAAATTTGCATTATCATCACCTAAGATGCGTAAAGCTCGTTGGTAGGCGACTTGATTGCGGGTTTGCTGGCGTAAGTCCAGCGTGATCTGACAGCAATGTGTGTTGCGGCTGTCAAAGAGCTCGACAGCACTAGCGCCGATGTTGCGCACTGTGCCGGAGATATGGCCATATGCCATTTCTTTCGCTATCCGTTTGAATGTGTTCGAAACGGGATGCGGTGACGTCTGCTTGAGTGCGCCGCGTTGTTTGACGCGGACGGTGAAACCGAGACGTGAGGCAACTGAATTAACGATGATCAGATCCTCGGTGGAGAGGTTGTCATTGACCAGCAGTTGCGTACTGGTGATGCGGGTGGTATTCGCATTGAGGGCTACGGTGTGGTGTAAGTTTTGAGAGCGCACCGCTGCCGCATCGTAAACGCTCCGGACGCCGAATTCGGCCAAGGAGGATTGCATTGGGGATACTTTGTGGACGTTACGGGAATTAACGCGTCGTACACAAAGTAA